GTGGTTTATGTCGCTCGTGTGGTGACACCCTCCGCCTGTTTTCCAGCAGTGTGTACAGCCTTCAACGGCTCCGTCGCACAGGTACATGATTGTTGGCTTCTTCATTCCCTCACCTCATTCCTTAACCCATTCCCATCCGATATGCTGGTTCCTATCGTTCGCGATCTCATACAGTGTGTACAGACCCGGCTCGGACGGCGCCGTGCAGTATCCGGCACTGTATCCATTCGGTATTGTTGTCCCGGCGGGGATGTTATGCCATTCGTCGACAGTTATTTTCTTCATGTAATCACCTCTTATCTTGCGTTTCCGCAAGTTCTTGATCAAAAAAAATATCCATCGGAGTATCGATTTGCAAAATAGGAATCATTGTATTGATTTCTTTTCTAGTGAAATTCCCACCAGAGCTGACTTTTCTATAAAGAGTAGATTCGTCAATTCCCATTTTTTCTGCCAAAGTTTTCATTGTAAGCCCAACCAATACCAACTGCGCTCTAAACTTTCTCTCATTAAACACTCTTGCTCACCTCCCTCGCTTAAGCAATCTTGCGTTTCCGCAAGTTCAGAGTATCACAATAAAATCATTATGTCAATGCATTTTCGCAAGTTTTTTTGTTCTGCGATTAGATTTGTATTGCATTTTTGCAAGTCTCTTATTATAATACAATTAAAAGGAGGTGGAAGAAGTGGATGTAAAAGATATTATAAAAAGCAGACGTCTTGAATTGGGATTGTCCATGAAAGAACTTGCCGATAAAGTAAATGTAAGCGAAGGTACTATCTCCAGATGGGAATCTGGCGAGATTGCCAACATGAGAAGGGATAAGATTGTTTTGCTTGCAAACGCACTTTCCGTTTCACCAGGAGTCATAATGGGTTGGAACAACGATCAATTTGACTCAAATTTTCCATATAATATAAACTTAAATCAGAAAGAGCATTCTCACATTCTTACATACCGAGACTTGACTAACGCCGGTAAGGACCGCGTCGATACATATACAGAAAGAATAAGCAAGTTGGAAAAGCAGGATGAAGACTCCAATATTATTGAACAGTTCCAGCAAAGATTTGTAGCTCGTAACGGAAAAAACATTTCGCCTGACCAGATGCAGGCGATCATGGATATTATTGATGGGGAGTAAGAAAAGAATTGTACGAAAAAGAGATTCTGTCTATATATCAAAAATGCAATATTACATCTTTTCCTTTTGATTGCAGCAATGTTTTTGAAAAATACAAATACAGGACATCCACCTATATTGAAAGATCCAAATCCACTCATCAGCTAAGAGCATTACAATCATACTCTTCTGATGCTTTTACGGATTATAACACGCGGACTGTTTTCTATAATGATGCTATCAGTAACCGCAGAATTCGTTTCAGTCTGATGCATGAGCTCGGACATATCGTCCTTGAAACGGACGATGACAAGAAGGCCGATGCTTTTGCCAGCAGCTTCCTTGCACCACGTCCGATCATATATGCATTGAAGCTCAGAAACGCACAGGAGATCTCTGATCGTTTTGACATCTCAATTTCTGCTGCAAATCACGTGGCCAATGAAATGCATGTGTCAGATCGAGACTGGTATTTCCCAGACATTTACGGGACTGACATCATTGAGTATTTTGGATATCGTCCCAGATGCCCGGAGCTGTTCCCTGAACCGCTGAAAGAAGCGCTCCCGTCACCGAGACAGCTTCCACCTATTGAAGAAAAGACAAAAACGAAGGAAGAAAAGCTGAAGTTCCGTAAACAAAAAAGATCCCTGGAAGGCAAGATCAAGCGTGCCAGGCTCCGGATGATGGAAGCGCAGGACGAAGCGACCTATGAAAAGTATAAGAAAAAAGCATGGGAAAATGAGATTAGACTGAACTGGTTGCTTGATAAAGATCCGTTTGAGGATTTCAGATAGGAGGGAATGGAATGTACTCATTTACAGCTATTGATTTTGAAACAGCTACGCCAAAGCTTGACAGTGCCTGTTCGATAGGAATCGCGGCAGTTAAGGATTTGCAAATCATCCAAAAAGAGTATTATCTGATAAAACCTCCAGCGAATAAATATTCTGCTGAAAACACAAAAATTCACGGAATATCTTCGGCTGATACTGACGCATCTCCTTTGTTCAATGAAGTGTGGCCTGTTTTGTTAAACTATATAACCGAATCTTCCTACATCGTTGCCCACAACGCAAGATTTGACTTGTCAGTTCTCTTTGCTTTGTCAAAGACTTATGGGCTTGATATACCTGATTTCGATTATTTAGACAGTATTTCATTTTCATCTAAAAACAGAGAACATACAGGAAGGTCACTGGAGGAATGCTGTAAGTCAATGGATGTCCCACTGGACAATCATCATAACGCCCTCTGTGACGCTGTAGCATGCGCGCAACTTATGATCCGAGCCGTAGAGCTTTCTCGATACAAATCGTTTGAATCATATTTAAAATCATATTCCAGCATTCCAAAGAAAACCTACTCCGAATTGAAGCCTATGAAGGATTTCAATCAACATAAGCGTCATGATAATATCAAGTACTCAGATATACAACCTACCTTAGGAAACTGTGCAAGTATTGACGGAGTTGCCGGCAAGATCTTTGTTGTCACCGGAGAGTTACAATGCTTGTCAAGAGCTGATGCTTTACAAAAAATAGTTGATGGTGGCGGCATTATAAAAACTTCAGTTGGAAAGAAAACTGATTACCTCGTCGTTGGAGTACAGGATCCTAAGCTTGTTGGAGAAAAAGGGAAAAGCACAAAAGAATTGAAAGCGCAAGAAATAAATGATAACGGTGGAAATATAATGATTCTCAATGAAGAAGGGTTTAAAACACTCTTCAATATATAACTCCCACTACCATTTTACCTAGTGATGGATCTGGATGCTTTCGACGGAACCGGAATTGATGGTGTGATCGGTATGGACATAATTCAGGCCGGAGATCTGCGCATCTACCGAAAAAATGGTATACCGTATTTTGAGTTTTCTTTGTAATCTAAAAACCGGCCCCCTGCGCCAACAGGAGACCGGCCTACGTAATTCACCCAGAGGGTCAATCACGCCTAACACCATGATTGTATCACCTCTGGAGCTTATGCACAAGGAGGTATTTTTATGTGGATTGAGAAAAGGGCAAACGGGAAATATAAGGCGTGTGAGCGCTACACAGACCCATTGACGGGCAAAACCCGCAAGGTGGCTGTCACAATCGAAAAAGACACCAGAGCCGCCAGAAAAGCCGCTGAAGAGGCTCTGCGGGCAAAGATCGAGGGACTGTCCACCACCACCTCTGATCGTGATCCGACTCTGGACGAGATCCGTGCAGCCTATGTGTCCAGGCAGAAACGCGCCACGAAACCCCAGACGTGGAAGCGAGACGAGTGCATGGCCAAAACCGTGACTGATCTGCTTGGCAAGGATACTATTGTCAGCAAGCTTTCCGCCCGGCATATCATCCAGAGCGTGGAAAAGTCCGGTAAACCGAACGTCACCAAGAACACCTATATCGAACACATCAAACGGATGCTGAAATGGGCTTACCTGAATGACTACGTGGATGATGTAAGCTACCTGCAGAAAATCATCCCGTACCCGGACAACAAAAAGGAGCGGATCGAGGACAAATTTCTGTCATCCGACGAGCTAAAAACGCTCCTGGACGGCATGAAGATCACGCGTTGGAAGCTTCTGACGCAGTTTCTCGCCTTGTCCGGTTTACGGATCGGGGAGGCTATGGCCCTGCTGGATACCGATATCACCACCGTGATCTCTGTCACGAAAACGATGGACGTCCGGAACGGGATCATCTCAAACAGTGCAAAGACTGATGCCGGCAATCGTGAGGTCTTTGTGCAGCCGGAGCTGGAGGCGGTGGTCAAGGACATTCGGCAATACGTCCGGATCGACAAAATCAAAACAGGCCTCCGCTCTAATTTGTTTTTTCCTCAGATTGACTATTATGCCTACAACAAATATTTGAAAGAAAACAGCAAGGCCTTGCTTAATCACCAGATCACCCCGCACGCCCTTCGTCACACACATGTATCCCTACTGGCCGAGGCAGGCGTATCTTTGGATGTGATCAGCCGCAGGGTCGGCCACGAAGGAAGCAGCATCACGAAAACCATCTATCTCCACATCACGGAAAAACAGAAGGAAAAAGACAAGGACGCCGTCCGGAATATTCGTATACTGTAAGAAATCGTGGGGGGCAGAATGGGGGCAAAAAGATGATAACCGGATATAACAAAATCACTCGACCGGTACCTTAAAACCCGCGTAAATACTGGAAAGTATAACAGAATAACACTCAATCACGGCGTTTTGTAAGTCCTGTTAGCCGCATTGTACAACAGCCCGGGAGCCGCATAAATCAGGCGTTCCCGGGTTTTGTCTTTGTTTTTGGGGGCAATTTGGGGGCAAAATGAAAGGGAGCCGGTTCATTCCGACTCCCTGTTTTCTTACACTCTCAATTTTTCGGAAAGCGCTTCCTGCAATACTTGAGAAAAATTGATATTTGCTTTTGTTGCAAGTTCATTCAACCATTCAGGTATTGTCAGAGTTTTCTTGACTGCCTTTGTGTTGTGTCTCTTTTGATATCCGATTGTGTCGGCTGCAATAAGATTCACAAATTCATTTTCGCTCAATTTTAAATCTTTTGTATTGCTCGGTTGCGGAATTGCTTTGCCTTCCTTTTCGTACTGATACAGAACCAATGCCAGAACATCTTCTGCCATTTCGATTCCGTCCGCCAGATCGTCACCGCAGGTGTAACATCCGTCTAAATCTGGAAAGTTGATTGCATATCCGCCTCCTTCAGCAGTAAAAACTGCCGGATATACATACTTGCTCATGGGTTGCCTCCTTTTCGCATTCTCCTCGCTTTGTTGATATATGAAATTATGGTCATCTAAGAAAACATCTAAGGAGTCGGGGCTATTAAAGCCCCGCATCCTTCAGAATTTTATTAACCGTCCCTGTTGGAATTTCTTTTGCATCATGTCGTGGTATTGCAAAATGTTTTCCGCTTATTGGACTGTACCACCATTCATGTCGGTGATACTGTTCATCAAGATAACATCCGTTCTTTTTCAGGAACTTTTTTAACTCCGATGTTTTCATGGACAACCTCCTTTCTTAATTGATGAGTAAATTATAACACGTGTTTGCACGTATGTCAATATTAAAAACACGTATTTACACATATTTTTTATTGACATTTTCCATATATTGTTTTAACATAATAATAACTCTGATGTTTTCGGACAGCCGAAAGCACAAAGGCCCTGTCATTCATGTCGTGACAGGGTTTTTTGTTGTAATAAAAAAAGGCCCCATCACATAGCAGTTGTGACAGGGCCTTAATACCGATTATGAGATTTTTTCAGCGTATGCCAGACAAATCCACCCGGCTCCAGACTTTAACCTTCCCCATGTAACAGATCCCACTTTACGCTCCTCCACAATCGTATACACTCCCGGAGCAATAAATCCCCTGCTCGCATACGCCGTTCCCGGGCCGGTCCTGTAATTCAGATCGCTGATCCTGATCCGGACCAGGTATCCGGCAGCCGGTTTCTTTTCTTCCGTTTTTGCGGGCGTGCTGGAAGCAGTGGACGCGGATCCAAGAAGGACGTTGACGCGCTTTGCAAGATCTCCGAGGCGGTTATATAACCAATCTCCCGGACAAGACTTATTCGCATACCATCTGTGAACTGTCAAAAGCATCTCGTTGCTTTTCGGCTCATAGGCAAGGCTCTTTGCTTTGTCTGGCCACCAGATCAGCCTGGTTTTTCCGTTCCGTTTGCATATGTCTGCACAAAGTTTAACCAATGACTCATATACACAGTCGTGCATTGTGTACGGATCTGTGGTGTCGGACGCACATTCGATCGTCACAGCCCGGTTGTCGTTGTAAGAACTGGATGTACACCAAGACCGTTTTGACTCATCCACGAACAGCCCGATTCTGCCGTCTTTGTCGATTCCGTAGTTGCTTGATGCTTTCGTGCTGGAATACGAAAACCATGCACCCAGTGACTCAATGGAACACTGACCGACCACACAATGCGGTGTGATCCGTGATATGGGCATTGTCCGCTGTCCACTGTTGCATGGGCTTGCTTTCTTGTAAGTAACAAGGCTGGAGTTACTCATCGTCTTCATCATCTCCTTTTCCGTTTGTCAGCTCCGCAAGGGTCTCCGGTGTGGTCTCTACTGCCACTTCGGAAATGTCGTTCAGTGGAGTTTCTTTGGTTTTCTTCATTCGGAATCACCTTCCTTGTTTTTGTATTGGATGTTGGAAATACCAAGCAGTGTACCTAAGAAAAGGTCAATTGCGATAATCGTATCCACGATCTGATCCGGATAAGGCCACTGCCACACCGGAGCCAATTTCCCATACAATACCGCAAGGGCCGGAAGCAGAATGAGTGCGATCCACTTCAAGGCGTCATAGACTTTATTGTTGAAAATCATGTTTACACTTCCTTTCTACTAAAAAGGGACCGCCCGAAGACAGTCCCCATTGGTTTAATAAGTCATCATAATTTGAACTATGCATTGCCATAGTCTATTGATACTTCGGATTTTAGACTTCATGAGTGTGATAAAGCGTTTTTTCATTAAAAGAAACATTTCTCCACCTCCTTATGACTCTTCTTTTTCTTCCGGCATCGCCAAAACATTTTTATACAGTTGGGTGGCCACGTCATTCCCGCCCAGGTTGTGATAAGCCTCATACACTTTCTTGATTGATTCTTTTGCATAGATTGGACAGTATCCTTTGCTAGAATATTTATTATAGTTACTCACGATGCTCTCGCGAAGAAGGCTCTGTATCCCCTCCGCGATCGCCTCATTCTTTTCGTGTTCTTCCTTCAGCCGCGCCGAAACTGTCCGCCATGCCCATGTCAGCGCCCCCAGGCAGGCAGCAAAAACCCACTCGATCCAGTGGGCGGAAATGTATGACAGAAATGCATCCATTTTTATCAGTCCTTTCGTAATATTTTTTGACCATAAAAATAGAGTCCTTCAAGGCTCTGCTCTGGCTCTCTGCATATTCTGATCACCTTTTCCTTTCCAGTTCCTCGATCCTGTGCTGCTGGTCTTGGATGATGCGCAACATCAATGGCAGCATGATGCGTTCCATCCAGTTCTCGACTTTTCCATCCTTGTTGTGGTACACAGCTTCCGGTATGCACCGCTCCACATCCTCTGCAAAAAATCCTGGTATTGTAACGCCTTCCTTTTCGTCCCCATCTGCAAGGTATCCTGGCTTATACTGGAAATTAACTACAGGGACATTCAGCACTTCCCGCGCCTGAGATACATTTACAAGCCCCATGTCTTTTTTGTAACGTCTGGAAGAACTGGACTGCCCTTTCAGTTCCCCGCCCGACCATACCGCTATGGTTCCGGTACCGTTGTCGTAACTTCCCTTGAACTTGTTCGCTGTTGCTGTACCACTCACACTCAAAGTTGTGCATGATATCGTATGATCCACGGTCAGATTATCATCCACCTGTACACGAAGAAAGTCTGGAGAACGAGGATACTCAGGAGCCGGTGCTGATTCAAGATTTCCAATTCTGGTTTCATGGTCTGCGGTTGTCGTTTGCAGTGTTGCGATGTTTGTAGCATTTGTGTTTATTTTTGGTTCGATTGAAAACTGAATCATTCCAGCAGGCTCATACATGTCGATGTACATTTGACTTACATGTGACTCTATCAAATTGAGCGCTTCTCCCGTCAAAGCAACATTATATTCCGGATTGGTCAGCACGCCGTCTACCAGCGTCCACCCGCCAATACTGCCGTTCTCAATTTGCGCTGTCGCACCAACTAGATTCGCACCTCTTATTGTCCCGGTCGCTGTCACGTCTTGCGCAAAAATGCTTGCAATGTCCAGTGATGCCGCTGATATGCTTCCGGCTTGTATCTGAGTGCCTGTAATTGTTCCGGCCTGTATCTTGTCAGCTGTCACTGCTCCAGCGCCAATCTTATCCGCCGTCACCGCTCCACTCGAAATACAATCCGCCGTCACGGCGCCTACAAGATTAATATGTGCGGCAGATATCTTGATAGTGTCCGCTGTCTG